AACGTGGAGATTGCGCTGTATTGATAGAGAGCGTGGTGTTCACGGAAGAAAAAATGGAGGCGATGGGAATACCCGTCGGAACAATTCCTGTCGGTTGGTGGATCGGCTTCCTTGTTACAGACGAAGAGGTCTGGGAAAAGGTAAAAGATGGGACATACACCATGTTTTCAATCGAAGGAGAGGCCGAAAGAGTGGAGGTTGAGGAAGATGGAGATTCTGATTGATGTTGGAATATTCTTTCTCGGAGCGTTGGCGGGCATTGCTCTGACATGCATAGCCGTAGCCGGGAGAGATGAATAATGGTAATTCAGAAAGCGGGCAATCCCGCTTTTTGTTTTATAAAAAAACGATGGAAGGAGGTAAAAAAATTGGCAACAAAACTTAAAAACTTGCACATCCGAAAAGTTGATTTCGTAGACGAAGGAGCTAACCAGCGGGCAGATATCAAGATCGCAAAGAAAAAAGATGCAGATCCTGAAGCAGATATTCCTGTCCGTGAGTCCACGATGAAGAAATTCATGCGTGCGATAGGAAAGGCGGTTGGCATTACCGACGATTATCTTGATGCCTTGGAAGATGTGCAGAAAGGGAACTCGCAGACATTCGGCGAAAAAATGACAGAGGTAAAGCGTCAGAAAGTGGCCGATGAAATGTGGAGCATCTGCTATGCGCTGCAGTCTTCGCTTCAATCAATCCTGTATGATGAGGATCTCGATGGAGCCACGGCACAATCCATGATGGAGAAAAGTGTATCAGAATTTGACGAAATTATCGGCGAATCGATCAGCAGTTGGTCCGCAGGAAAGATCAGCGGGATCAAGAAAGACATCGGTATTAACGATATCGAGTCATTAAAGAAGTTCAGGGATCACCTGGACGAAAACATTGAAAAAGCATTGAACAGCGAGAAAGGAGAAAATGAAGAAATGGCAACAATCGACAAATCCAAAATGTCCCCGGAAGACAGGGCTGCTTACGAAGATATCCTGAAGAAGTACGGTATCAATGAGGAGGAAGACCCTGTTGCAAAATCCAATGTGAAGCCCGGAGAGAACAAAGAGGGCGAGGAAGAAGAGGCAGATCTTGACAAAGGCTGCGGAAAACAGACAACAAAGAAATCCATTTCCGGACAGGCTGATCCGGAGGAAGATATCTACAAAGGCCTGCATCCGGCGGTTAAAGCAGAGATTGAATCTCTTAGAAAGTATCGCGAGGCTGCGGAGAACAGAGAGTTTATGGAGGTGGCCAAGAAGTATGAGGTCATCGGAAAGAAACCGGAGGAGCTGGCCTCTGTTCTGAAAAGCCTGAAAGCTGCCGGCGGAACAGCGTACGATGATATGATCTCTACGCTTGACTCCATGGTTGCGATGGCTGACGGCTCTGGAATCTTTTCTGAGATCGGAAAATCAGGAAGAGGAAGTCACGCATCCGTTGCGAAAGGGAAATCCGAGGCGCAGGTAGAGTCTATCGCCAAGGCGTACATGGAAAAAGATCCTGATCTGAATTATGCAGACGCCCTTGCAAAAGCATGGGAAAGCAACCCCGAGTTACTGGCTTCTTATGACGAAGAAGCAGGATTTTAAGAAAGGAGGAAACACTCATGGGAAAGAATTTCAATGGAACACAGATCAATAACTCCGCAACGATCGTTGAAAAAGCCGGCGCAGCAATTACCGACTGCAGGAACAAGATCCTGAAATACGATGAAAACGGCGATGTGGTTCTTGCTACATCTGGAAAAGACATCCCGATCGGCGTCGCCCTTATCGAGGCAGGATGCAACGATATTACAGGAGCAGAGTCCGGCAAGGTGTCCGTCGGAGATGATATGGATATTCTTGTGAAGGATATCGGATTTGTTCTCGCTGGCGCTGCAATCACGAAGGGGCAGGAGATCGCAGCTGGGGCAAATGGACTTGCCGCAGTAGCGACGGACGGAGATTATGTTCTGGGCGTTGCCCTGTCAAGCGTTAAAGCGAATGAATACTGCCGTGTTCAGATCGCAAGGTATCAGAAAGCCGCAGCAGCTGCAGGCGGAGAAGGTTAAGAAGAAAGAGGAGGAATAACACATGAGAACTACAACAAAGGGAATTGCGGCAGAAATTGCGAAGGGAGCATTCAGACCGCATACGGCACTGACCAACATGGCACTGTCATACTATCAGAATTCTGCAAATTATTTTGCAAAATCCCTGTTTCCGATTTGCCCGGTGGATCTGTCATCTGATAATTTCTACATTTTCGATAAGGAGGATCTCCTGAGAGACAGTTGGCAGAGAAAACCGGCATATGGCAAGGTCAACCCGGCGGTTGTATCTGAACACACAGATACATATAACTGCGGTGTGGATCAGATGATCATGGGAATCGACCAGATCCGGCAGACAGATCTCCAGCGTCGTCAGGGACCGGCAACAAGAGATCCGAGAGTGCAGAGGACCAAGACGATTGCTGAACAGGCAAACATCCATCAGGACGTTCAGTTTGCCGGCAGCTTCTTCAAGAAGGGTGTATGGGCGAATGAATACACCGGTATTGATTCAACGAGCATATCCGGCAAGCAGTTCATCAAATTCAGCAATGACAACTCGGATCCGGTCAAGTTTTTCGATGAAAAAGCGACAGAGATGCAGGAGGTGACAGGCCGCAGACCAAACCGCATTGGTCTTGGAGCGAACGTGTTTACAACGCTGAAGAATCATCCGGGCATCCTTGAAAGGGTAAAATATGGCGGTTCTACCGCAAATCCCGCAAGCGTTACCCTGAACGTGCTTTCACAGCTTTTCAGCACGGAAAGAGTCGTTGTTATGCAGTCCATCATGAACAAGGCGGATATGGGCGGTGAGGCAGATATGGGATTCATCGGCGATCCGAATGCAATTCTTCTTTGCTACGCAACAAACAGCCCGTCTATCGACGAGCCCTCCGCCGGATACATCTTCACATGGGATATGCTCGGAGATGGGCAGCTTCTTCCGATTCTGAACTACCTCGGTGAAAATGGTACGCATACAGAATATGTGGAAGGTCTTATGGCGAGCGACATGAAGAAAACCGCTGATGATCTCGGAATGTTCTTCGCAGACGCTGTTTAAGGAGGGATCTTATGAGGCTGATAGCAAAAAAACCCTGCTCGTTTAACGGTCAGGTCTTTTACATCGGCGATGAAATTCCTTCTGAATTCGTCATCAACCCAAAAGCGCAGGAGAAACTTGGCGTTATTGCCATTGCTGCCGCAGGAGAAATGTATGATGAATCACCGTCCCCGGATGAACGTGTCGGACAGGTAGAGTTTGCAGTTCCGATCAAACAGAAAGATGGGGACGAGACTATGCATTTCACAGAAGAGCAGATAAGCAAAGCTGCAGAGGTAATGCAGATGACGACGGCATACGCCAAAGGTGCGATCAAGGAAATCTCAGATGAGAAGACGCTGATCCTGATCAATGCCTGCGACTCGAGAAAAGCAATTAAGGAAGCGACAGAAGAGGCGGCATCCAAACTCTTTGATGGAGAGGCAAACGGACAGGAGGAAAGCGAAGGTGATGAGTAATGGCTGGGATGTACAATTACGATCCTGGGAAATTATCTGAGCGCGGAAAAGATCTTATGCGTTTTGAGCTTGGAGACACGATGGTAGAGGGCAAGGAGAAGACCTGCGCCCTTACCGACGAAGAATATGATGCCATACTTAAAATGCATAAATCATGGAAACGTGCAAAGTTAGCCTGTTTGGAGGCTATATTCAGGCGATTTTCCTATGAGGTCGATACACAGACTGGTCCGTTATCGTTACAGTTCGGAAACCGGGCAAAGTTGTGGCAGGAAGAATACGAGAAGCTTAAAGCATCGGTATCTCAGAACTGCCTTTCTGCTGCGGCTATTTCGGCCCAGGGAGATGAATGTGGGAAACCATACTTCTATACCGGAATGATGTCAACTGAGAGAGAAGGTGGTTGATATGCAGATGTATCTGCGCCCGGGAAACCTTTTTAAAGAGTTTCTGGTAAAGAGAAAAGCGTCTGACATATCAAATATCGGGCTTCCTGTGTCGGAATATAAGGACACCGGGATCCTCGTCAATGGTGTTTTGGCCGAGGCGAGTACTGATGACCGCGAGAAGACCAAACACATGTGGGATCAGGATCAGCACTCCCTTACCCACACTATTGTAAGCTGGACAGAACCGGCTGCAAAAAAGGGGGATGTTCTTTCGTTGGAAAGCCGGTATTTTCTTATTCTTGCGATAGATGATGCAGGATCTCTGGGGGTGGCCACGATCTATTATGCAGAGGAAAGGAATGATTTGAGATGACACCAGGAGGAGCATCAGAAGCAATCCGCCAAGCTGTTCGCGAGGCGGTAAGGGAAGTAAACCAAAAGACAATGTCTAAGGCGTTTCGCGTTTCAAATGCTATGCGAAACAGTGCGATAGAAGTCCTTACGAATCCGAGTCCATCATCACCGGGAAATCCTCCCGGTGTGAGGACTGGATTCCTGCGGCGAGCATGGAAGACCGGAGTGCGGATGAATGGAGGAAATTCGAACTCAAGCATATCAATTACAGCATATGCTGACTCCAAGGCTTCTTATGCCGGATATCTGGAAGACGGAACTAAGAAGATGGCAGCACGACCATTTGTAGATCCTATTTTGGATGATGTGGAACCGGAGGTTGATTCGATTTTTTCTGATTTTTAGGAGGGTTATATGCTGATTATTAGAAATCCGACCAATGTATTCGATACAGAAGAAATACAACGCGGAACTTTGATCTATGCAAAGCATAAAAGCTGGAGCAATGGAGAGCGAGGGTTCGTAGTTTCTGTTACGGGAAACAAAGCTACGGTGCAATATCCGCCGCAGATCGGGAATGTCACGAACCATTTTTTTATTTATGCAGATGAAGTAGCGAACGGAGACTGGGAAATCCGATATAGCAATGATATGCAGACGATCACAAAGTATCCGGAGGAAGGAGCAGGAGATGAACCTGATAAGTCTGATTTATAAAAGATTGTTGGATTCGGATAAGCTAAAGTCGTTATGCGCGACTTATGCAGGAAAGCCTGCCATATTCAATACCGAAGCCCCGGATGATAAGCAGGAAGGATGGGAAGGAAAAAGCCAGTACCCACGTATCAATTTTACATGCGATATGCAGGCGAATGAGGAAAGAGCCAGCGTAGGCACTCTAAATATCGTTGCGTATACAGAAAGCACCTCTCTGGTCATTTTAGAGATCGAGACGGCTATTAAAGAGTGCTTCAGGGATGTCCTGCTTTATCCGGATGATGGCGGACCGTACAGTTTTGCGTGGGCAAGAACGGATCCATTCCTGCTTGAAGGAAATGTAATCGGGCAGGAGATATCCATAGACATGATGGAATATTCGCCGCAGGAGACAACGGATCCCGATCCTGTTGTTGCCTTGAACCAGTATATCAAAGAATTATATCCGGATGCCGCAGTCATCGGCGTGGACCGACTGGGAGAGATTACGGATACATCTGAAAAACCGGTATTTTACTGCCGGTTGACCGCGCTGAACAAAGTGAACGGAAACAATATGAATACTGTGGCGTGGATGGACTGTAGGATTGCGGTCCATTTTTTATGCCCGGATAAATCCAAAAATATCAAAATGATTGCGGCTGTAGCACAGAGGATCGCCGTAGATGAAAGGATAATCTTATTGGATCGCTCACCGATGAATATATCCGAGGTTCAGTTAGACCGTCAGGCTGATTACCTGAAATCAGGACAATTATATGTGACGGGAAGATACGGAGTGCTGAAATACAAGGCGAAAGAACACGTAATCATGAAAAATGTAATTTTAAGCAAGGAGGAGTAAACATCATGGCAGAAGCAAAAACAACCGGTGCCAATACTTCGCAGAAAGAAAAGGCATCGAAGAAAACTGTTGAGCCGGTGTACAGTGCAGAAGAGCTTTCTAATGCCGCTGACCGGTTTGGAACACGTAAGGAGTGTGTAGCTGCAGCTCTGAAATACTACGGTAAAGACAGAGCTACAGTAAAAGAAGCGAAAGAGCTTATTAACAAATTTCTGAGCAAGGAGGTCAAGTGATGGCAGGAACATTTATTGTTGGCGAAACAAAGATTCGCCCCGGAACATATTTTAACATCCAGAAAGTCGGAGAAAATCAGATTGTAGGCGCCTCGGATGGAGTGGTGGCCATTTTCTTCAAATCTGATTTCGGACCGCTCGCGGAGGCGGTAGAGATCACGCCGGAGGAAGGATACGAGAAGCTGTACGGAACTGCGGGCTCAACTAACGCAATCCGTGAAGTGATCAGAGCTGGCGCAACGAAATGCGTTTGCGTCCGTGTAGGAAAAGGCGGAACTGCAGCTACAGTTACCCTTGATAAGGATGGAGATACGGAAGCCTTAAAGATCACGGCGAAATATCCGGGCACCAAGGACTTCGCAGTCACCGTAAGAGAAAAGCTGTCCGATTCATCCCTGAAAGAATGCGTTATCTATTCCGGGGCAAAAGAGTTTGAGAAGATCGAATTCGCGGCCGGCGATAATGAAGTAAAGGCGCTGAACGACGCGTTTGTAAACTCCAAGTGCTTTACGTCCGAGATCTTAGAAAGTGCGACAGGTGTACTCGCAGATGTGAGTGAAGAGGCGTTTACTCCGGGAACGGATCCTACGGCAAGTAATGCGGAATATAGTGAGGCATTTGTGGCGGCAGAGGCGTATCGGTTCAATGTGGCATGTGTTGATACGGAAGAAACTGCCGTACATCAGTTGCTTGCTTCGTTTATTGATCGGATTTTCGATGCAGGACAGCTTGCAATGGCGGTTGTGGCTGAGAAGAAAACGGTCGCGCTTACGGATCGTATGGCACATGCGGCTGCGTTCAACAGCGAGAAGATGCATTATGTGGTCAACGCATCTGCCGAAATCTCTGGAGAGGCTGTAGAGGGATACCTCGTAGCGGCAAGGATCGCAGGAATGATTGCTGCGTGTGCATCCAATAAGTCTCTTACCCACACGGTTGTGGAAGGGTACACGAAACTCAACGATGCCCTTACTCCGACAGACATCTCTACGGCGGAGCAGAAAGGATGCATCGTTCTCAGCACGAACACGAGCGGGCAGATCTGGATCGACAGCGCAATCAATACGCTGGTAAGCCCGGCGGATAATCAGGATGACGGATGGAAAAAGATCCGAAGAACAAAAACGAGATATGAACTGATTACCCGCTGCAATGACCAGGCTGACGCTCTGATCGGAAAGGTGGATAACGATGTAAACGGCCGCGCTACGGTTGTTAGTCAGCTGCAGGGCGTCATCAATGCGATGATCAACGAAGGTAAGCTTGTATCCGGTACCGCATCCGAGAATACCACGTATCAGTCTGATGGCGATTATGCATACATGGACATCCAGGTGATCGACAAGGATTCCATTGAGCATCTGTATCTGACATACAAATTCCAGTTCTCAAGCAGAACGACTGAATAAAGGAGGGAAACTAAATGGCTATTAACGAAAGAGCATCATCTGATGCGCGTCATGCGCGGACTGGCAAAGACGCCGGGCTCTACAATGGAACCGGCGATCTTCTGGCGTCTATGGAGTCTTTTCAGGCGAAGGCTACATACAACAACGTAAAGTATAAACCTATGGGAGATCCGCAGGAGCATGAAACCAGTGACTCTTACGGGATCACGATCACCGTTACGGAAATTGTGATCGAAGATATTGATATGTTCCGTGAACTCATGGCGTCTATGAAGTCCGGGACAACACCGCAGTTCGTGTTCCAGGGCGTACTCCAGGGGCTTAACGGTTCCGAAGAGCGTGTTGTGTACAGAGAATGTATCCCGTCTGGAGACATTGATCTCCAGAATGTTGCGAATGGAGATGTTATCAAACGTAACTGGAACTTCTTTGTCAATGGGAAACCGGATCTCCAGAAGGAACTCTCAATCTAAACTGATAAATTTGATGAAGGGTGGCCCTGCGGCCATCCTTCGGCATTTTAAGGAGGATATGCAATGGCAAGTTTAGCAAAAACAGCAGGAAATACGGAAAATTCGCAGGAAATTCGAGAGGAAGAATTTTCCGAAAAAGAAACGCAGGGGCAGCTTCTTACGGTGGAGAGTGACTTTATCGCCGGAATGCTCGCGGCGGCCGCTTATAAAACGGACGAAATTGTACAGTTCGATATTGTACGCGGCGGAAAGCTCTATTTTTCGTTCAGAATCCATGCTCTCGGAGAAGAGGAAGCGAACAAGTGCCGCAAGAAGTATACAAAGTATGTTCGGAATAAGCAGATCGGCATTAAGTTCGCCGAAGAGACAGACAATGCAAAATTCCGTTCCTCACTGATCTACCATGCAACAGTTGAAGAGGACCGAACAAAGCTTTGGGACAATCAGCAGGTGTGGGATGGACTTAGAAAGCAGGGAGTTCTTGTCGTGACTGCGCTTGATGTTATCGAGGCGGTTCTTCTGGGCGGAGAAAAAGACAAGGTCATCGACGAGATCAACAAGCTGAGCGGATTTGACTCCGAAAATCTGGAAGAGGTTGAAAATAAGATGGAGGAAACAGCAAAAAACTGATCCGGGCAGGAGGGAAAACCACCCTCTTGCACCAGATTTTTCAGCGGCTAGGCATAACTCCGGATGAAGTATATGCAAAGCCTGCTGGCGTGCGGGCGTTTATGTTCGCGTCCATGAGAATACGTCTGGAAGATGACGAGAAAGGAGGAAGAACGGGTGGCGACTAAGGTTATAAAAATTGAGATCCCTATAGAGACAAAAGACAATACAGGTCAGGTTGTCGATAGTATATCCGAAAAGATGGAAGGCCTTGATTCGGCAGCGAAAAAAGCGCAAAAGAGCATGGAAAATACCGTGAATAGCGCTAATAAGGCTGCAAGGGGATTCGAAAACGCATCCAAGAGCGTTTCTGGCTTTGAAAAATCTGTTGGAAGTGGCTTTGACAACGCTTCTAAAAAGGCTTCTGGATTTGAAAAGTCTGTAAACCAGACGCAGAAATCGCTTCTTGCAATGCTGAAAGAGAAGTATCAGATCTTACTTGAGGCTAAGGATCGGATAACGCCGACAGTAAAGCAGGCAATAACCTATGTAAAAAGCCTGACGTCAAAAGCATGGAAGGTTACGCTTAAGGCTGTGGATCTCGTGACATCCCCTGTCAGGCGAGTGTTCGGGCTACTGCAAAGTCCACTTGTCGCCGCCGGTGTCACTATATCAGCAGGCGCCGGTATTGCGGACACAATTCAGACGTACGCTGATTTTGAAGCAGCGATGTCTGAAGTAAAGGCGATATCAGGTGCCACGAGTGAAGAGTTTGCGCAGTTGACTGATAAAGCAAACCAGATGGGCGCAGTCACGAAGTTTACGGCTTCTGAATCAGCAGAAGCGTTTAAGTACATGGCGCAGGCGGGCTGGGATGCAAAAGAAATGATGGACGGTATCGAAGGACTCATGTCCTTAGCGGCGGCTTCCGGGGAAGACCTTGGAACTACTTCTGATATCGTAACAGACGCATTGACAGCGTTTGGAATGGCGGCGAAAGACAGCGGCCGATTTGCTGATGTTATGGCTATGGCTGCGAATGCAACGAATACGGATGTTGCCAAAATGGGAGATACATTCAAATACGTTGCGCCGGTTGCCGGCGCGTTGGGATATAGCATAGAAGATACTGCGGTAGCAATCGGTCTTATGGCGAACAATGGTATTAAAGCATCGCAAGCGGGCACCAGTTTGAGAAGCCTGCTTACCAATCTTACCCATCCTGTTGGTCAGGCCGAGGATGCAATTAACGACCTCGGTATCAGCATAACAAATGCCGACGGATCGGTTAAGCCGTTATCCCAGACGTTGCAGGAATTGAGATCAAAATTCGGCGCATTATCCGAAGCAGAGAGGGCGCAATATGCTGCGATGCTGGCCGGTCAGGAAGGAATGAGCGGTCTTCTTGCTATTGTAAATGCTTCTGATCAGGATTTTGCAGATCTTACAGAACAGATCAATAACAGCTCCGGAGCAGCAGAGGAAATGGCAGACATCATGATGGATAATCTGGCTGGAAAATTTGAACTGTTCACGGGAGCGCTTGATTCAATGAAAATGTCTCTTGGAGAAAGGTTCAAGCCTTATCTCATGGATGCGTTAGAGTGGCTGACTGATAAAGTTCCGGATGTGGAAAACGCATTACTGACCGCAATGAACTCATTTGACCGATTCGTTGATGAAACGAAATCAAAAATAGCTGAATTTACGGCTACGGATGAATGGGAGAATGCGGACCTGTTCGGGAAGATCAGTATCGCATGGGATGAATTGGTAGCAGAGCCGTTTTCTGAGTGGTGGAATGGGTCTGGAAAAACGAAAGTTGCCGGCGTTGCCCGCGATATAGGCGTTGGCATCGGAACCGCTATTTCTACAGGAATTATGGCTTTGATGGGAATTGATGTTTCTTCTGTTGTCGATGAAGGAAGCAGCATAGGACGTCAGTTCGCCGAAGGTTTTACCGAAGGCATGAACGGTGTCAGCATAACGGGAGCCCTCGGAACGCTCTTGACAGGATCCCTCTCAAGCGCGGCGAAGTTTCTTCCGGGAGGCGAGACACCGGATATCACATCGTTACTGTCTGCGGCCGCTATTGCGAAAGTGGCAGGACCAATGTTCAGCCTTGGATCCGGCGCGTTCAAAGCTGGGAAAGGTATATACAATAGTGCCACAGGCGGAGTGCTGAAGAAAGTGATTGGCAGTTTTTCAGTAGCAGACGAATTGGCCGGAGTCGGAAATGTGTCTGGAAGTGGGCTTTTGGGCTTAGCCGGGAAAGCAGGAATGGCGCTTGGATCTGGAGCATCTACAAGTGCAGGACTGGCGGCTGCCGGAGGAGGCGCAATACTGGGCGGTGTCGTTGGTGGAGCAACACTGATAAGCGGCGGCATGGACGCCTTTGACGCATACAATTCCTATAAATCCGGAAATAAAGAAGCTGCAAAGGCACAGGGAACGTCTGCTGGGTTGAAAGTCGGCGGCGTGGCGGCAGGAGCAGCGGCCGGTGCGGC